GGCGCCTCTATGGCCGCGATCAGGGCATCGAACCGATGCGGCTCCTGCTGGTAGGCGCGCGAGTCCTTAAGCTCTGCGCCGGCCGTGGCCCAGTCGCCAGATTGCATTGCAGCAAGGAATTTCGTGAACTGGGACAGGCCGTGCGCGCCCATGTTGAACACGAGCTCGGCCATCACGCGCTGGCGTGCGTCGTCGAGCTGCTTCCACCAGGGGAACGCGGCGTCGAGCTCCCCGAACTTGGCGGCCACGTCGTAGGCGTATAGGGCATCGATGATCGGGCCGGGTAGCGCGCCGCCCTTGCGCCGGTCGATCAGGTGCCCGATGCCGATCGTCAGGAAGCCAAGGCTGTCCTCGTAGGCGTACTCGACACGGCCCTCGGCGAGCGTCAGCCGCGCCTTCAGGGCCTCGTCGTCAGGCTGGATCATGACCCTATTGTGCGCCCACCCAGTACTTGTTGCTACCGGCCGGATTGCACGTCGCCGTGCCCTGAACCACGACGGCATAGAGCATGCTCGGGTGCGTGGCCACAGTCAGATGGCAGCCGTAGACGCCCGTGCGCGTGTTCCGGGCGCAGGCAAAGCCGGGATACTTCGTGCCGTTCTGATCCGTCAGGTACGACGTACCCATCACCTGATCGACGCTGTTGATCTGGACGAGCGTGGACGTGCCGGTGGCCGAGAACACGCCCTGCCCATCGTTGATCGGCGTGCCGGGCGTGGGCGAGCACGCGACCGAGAACTGCGCGCCGGTAGGGCCGACCGAGAAGGTCGGAACCCAGATGCACGGAATCAGGCCGCAACTCTGGGCAAAAACGGTGGCGCAGGCGGTAAGTGCGATAGCGAACAAAGCGATGCGTTTCAGCATGGTAGCTCCTTCAGGGTCAGATCAGCAGGCTCGAGGTGGCGCCACGGGTAGCCGTCCACCGGCCCCGGAAAGTAGGCCAGGGCGGCGCGGTCCGGGGTGAGGCCCCAGCAGCACCAGTACGCCCCGTTCCAGCGGGCGAAGCGCTCGGCTGTCGATGTGACCGCCCCGCTCAGATAATCGCGGGTGACGACCAGCACCCGGTAGATCCCCTCGCGAAACGGCGCGCGATCGGCCGGCTGCCAGGCCGGCAGGCTCGATGCGTAAATGGCTTCCCAGTCCATTGCTCGGACTGTACCGTGTTCGCGGCATTGCTAAAGCCTTCAAACGGGCGGGGAAAGGCGAGTATTTCGGCATGGGCGAGCGATTGCGGGCGGTGGACGTGGATCTGGATCAGGGCGGCGGCCCCACGCGCCAGCCGTGGTCGATCGGCGCGCTCGGCGTGCCGCTGCCGATCGTGGCAACGCTCCTGGTGCAGACGGCCGCCGTGCTGCTGTGGGTCGGCAAGCAGTCCGACAAGCTCGACACGGTGATCGAGCAGCAGAAGGAAATCAAGGCCGAGGTCTACCATCAGAACGACGCCACACGGGACTTGGCGCTGCGCGACGATCGCATCGCCGAGCTCGCCCGGCGGGTGGCGATCCTGGAGGGCTACGTGGATGGACGGCGCAGGTAAATTGAAGCTGGCAGTAGGCGCCCTGGTGGTCCTGGGGCTGGGCGCCGGCGCCGGCATGCTGGCACAGGATCAGATGGATGCGCGGCTGGCGAAAGCCACGGCCGAAGCAATCCGCACCGACCGCCAGCGTGAACGCGACGTCGCGGCGCTGCGCGAGGCACACCTGAACGAAATCATCGAAACCGAAAGGCTGCACCATGCCGACGCGCTTCGCCAACGAGACACTCATCTGGCTGCTTTTACTGCTCGGACAGGCCGGATGCGCAACGAGCTCGAAACCATGCTTGACGACAGTCGAAGAAGCGGAGACGCCTGCGTCGCCCGAGCTGCTGGAATCGCCGAAGCCGTCGGAGCCCTCCTCGATGCTGTCGGCGAAGGTGCCGGATTACTTGAAGAAGCTCAACGGGAAAATCAGCGACTTGCAGAAACGAATCGCAAGCTCGCCGGCCAAGTCGCCGGCTGGCAGCAGCGCTACGCCGAACGCACCCAGCGGATCACCGTGACGGCAAAGAAGCCGGCGGGATGACGGCGGTGGTCGCCGGTCCCTCGAACACCATCGACTCGCACGTCACCTTGACCCGCACCGCGACCAGATGCGCGCGCTTCAGCACCGTGAGCGCTCGGTCCGGCACCTCAACCTGACGGTACAGGTCGAAGCGGAAGCCCATCGGATCGGCCCCGCGCCGGGCCTCGCGCACGAACTGAGCGGCGGCCACGCGCACGAGCTGCGCGATCGTGAGGCCGTCGTTATGGTCGGTGGTCATCGTCTTTCCTGCGGTCTTCTTCCTTGCCGGTGCCGCGGTACTTGGCCTGGATCAGCTCGGCGACGATCTTGGGAGCCACCAGCAGGCCCATGTAAGCCGCGAACAGGTACACGAACGCCATCGGCTGCTGCAGCCAGCTCGCGGCAGCGTCCATGAGCGCGTAAGTGCCCCCGAGGATCGCAATCAGATACCCGATCAGCTTCATCGAGCATTTGCCGTCCGGCCCGCGCAATGAATCGACCAGGCTGAAATCGTCCCGCTGGTTCGCCTTATGCAGGAACCGGGCGATCATCACGATGCCGACCACCAGTACGACGTTCAGCGGCTGGAACCACTGCACGGCCAACGCTTCGACTGTCGCTGCCAGTTGCAGCAGCGCGGGACTCGTGGTCGCGGCGGTCAGGGCCTCGGCCGCCGGGGTGGAATCGGCCATCGCCTTAGCTCCTGTGACGCCGCAGCGCGCACAGTAACCCGATTCGCGCTAATGCCAATCGCGGGAAAAAGGCCGCGCTGTCAGGTGACCTGCACCGATAGCGTGAACTGAATCGAGTCGCCGCTGTTCAGAACGATCCCGGCGAAGTCGGCATGGACGAACATATCGCCGCCAGAGATCCCGGTCTGCCCTGGCGGGTTGCCAGGCGTGACCACGTCGGCAACAGCGATCGTGCTGATCGCGCTCGATCCGTTCTGCGCGCGCGTCACCGTGAGCGCTGTCGTGCCGCTGCCGGCCGTGACCTTCATGACCTCGGTGCGGATCTGCACGTAATTGTTATTCCCCGGCGAGAAGGCCGCAGCCGTGTTCAGCGTCGTATTCGAATTGCTGCCCACCACGCCGCCCGCAGCGACAGCGCCAACGTTCGGCTGCGTCGTGGAATCGAAGGCGCCGAACTCGGTGATCGTGCGCGCGGCAGTGGATGTCATCAGGGCCACGAGCTGGTACGTGTCGTTGGCGTTGGTCGTGGTGGTCTGCGAGGAGGTGCCGCTCACGCGCGCCTCTGCTGATTCGTCGAACATCGCCACGTCCGTTGCGGCGGCGGTGAGGCCGGCAGGGTTCAGGCCCCAGGCGGATACCTTCGGCTCGACCTGCGTCGGCGTCGCGCCGATCAGTCGGGCCGCTATGATCTCTTTGCCTTTACGGGTGACTACGGTCGCCATGCTCGGCCCCTTCGGTTATCGATTCCACGACCAGCTCGGCCTGCGTGGCGAGCGGATCGGACTGCGCGATGATTCCCAACTCTTCGACGCTGCCGTCCGCTCGAATGATCCGCGCCGATAGCTTGATTGACTTGACCTGCCCGATGGCTTCCATGCGGTCCGTCCCTATGGCGTGGTCTGGAAGGCGATGCAGCGGTCATCGAGCCAGCTTGTGACCGTCGATGATCCTGTAGTGATGCGCGCCATCGGCATGCGTCCCGAGGTGTACGAGCTGGTGTTGACGCTCACCGTGCCGGCCGTCTTGTCGAACTCAAGATAATTGGTCGCGCTGGGCGTGAGTGCCTTGGTGCCGTTGGCGAGACGCTGTAGCACGTTGCTGCCGTCGCGGTACGGGCCGCCGTAGTAGCCCCAGGTCAGGCCCGACGTGGTGCTAGCGCGCCGGCCGCCGAAGCTCGCCGGGGACTCGGCGTCGTCCGCCGCGTTCGCCGTGACCTCTTTTTGCGCCTGCGCGGTTTGAATCGTATCAAGATTTGTGGTGGGTCCGTCTGCCATGATCGGTTCCTATGATGCGTACGGGCCGCTGGGCGGCGTGAAGTTGCTCGTATACCGGGCGATGTTGCTGATGCGGATCTCGTCGATGTAGCCGTCCAGGGAACTCCCGTTGCCGGCCGCATCTCCGCCGATCGCAAGCGCACTACTGGTATCTGTGGAGAGCGTCCCGGATACCGCGGCGCTGCCGACTGATGTGCCATCCACGTAGGCTGTCCCGACGCCTGAACTGCGCACCAAGGCAAGGTGGTGCCATGCGCCGGTCGTGAGCGCCGTCGCATAATTCACATTGAACCCCCAGGTGCCGCCGGATACCGAATACAAGAACTCAACTCCACCCGTTGTGTTGATTTGGAACAAGACCCAGTGCGCCGATAGCGCCCCCTTGGAAATAAAAGAATTAAAGCCTCCCGTCGGGTTCGTGTTCAGATACAGCGCAAGCTCAACCGTGAAGTCGCCCGCGAAGCTCCATTTCGGATCCTCCGGCGTCGTGATGTGCTTGTTGGTCGAGGTTGCCAAAGATCCGGTTCCGAACTGAGGATTAGCGGTAGAGATCACCGCGCCGTTGACGGGGCTCCAGGTGTTGCCGGCCACGTCCGTAAATGTCGTCGATCCGTTCGCGCCGTCCAAATGCAGCAGCGCCAGCGAGTTTGAGGGGGCGCTGCCGGCCAGTAGAAGATTCATGGTTTGCCCTTTCGCATCAGAACGTGAACGGCGCCGATGGCGGCGTAAAGTTGGACGTGTAGCGGGCCACGTTGCTGATTCTTATCTCGTCGATGTAGCCATCGAGCGATTGGCTCGCAGCCGCCGCATCTCCACCGATTGAAACCGGCGTAGCCCCTGCCACTGAGAGTGTTCCAGCAAGCGTGGCGCTGCCGACCGACGTACCGTCCACGTAGGCGGTTCCGACACCAGAACTGCGTACAAGAGCGATATGGTGCCAAGCTCCGGTAGACAGGGGTGTTGCATAGTTGACATTGAAGCCCCATGTCCCGCCGGAGGTTGAGTACAGGAATTCCATTCCGTTTGTCGTGTTCATCTGGATCAGTATCCAATTCGCGCTGAGGGCGCCTTTGGACACCATTGCCGAAAACGTTCCTGGCAGCGAGTTGAGATAGAGGAAAAATTCGACCGTGAAATCACCCGTAAAGGCCCACTTCGGGTCGTCGGGCGTCGAGATGTTGTGATTGTTCGTTGTTGAAAGTGACGCCGTTCCGAACTTCGATTGAGTGGTCGATAGCGCCGCCCCGTTGTGGCCGGTCCACGTGTTGCCGTACACGTCGGTAAAGGTCGTGCTGCCATTGGTGCCGTCCAGGTGCAGCAGGGCAAGTGATCCCGTGCCCAAGCCCGTAGTAAGCGAGGCGCTTGTCGATACAGACGCCGACAGCGCTACCGCGTGTACGAAGCTCGATCCGAGCACGGCGCTCGCTCCGGCAGAAGCGGAGAGAGACTTCGTGTAGGTAACGAGCGAGGCATTCGGCGCCAGCGCAATCGTCACCTTCGCCATGTTGCCAGGCCCCGTCACAGCGGAGATCTGCTGCACGCCGAACGTGACCACCGTGAGTCCGGCCATGCCGAAGTCGGCGATCTGCTGCGCCAGCGTGTAGGTGACGGTGGTCGCGGCCGTGACCGTGAATGTGCGCACGACCGTGGGACCGTTGAAGATCGAGACAAGGTACTGCTCGACCGCCTCGCTCATCGGCTCATCGACCGCATCGAGCCACTGCCAGGTGATACGGTTGCGCCGCGTCCAGGTGAGGATGATGTCGTTGTAGTAGCCGGCCCCGCCAGCGTTGAGCAGCACGGGCGAAAAGCAGACGAGCGTGTTGCCCTTCTCGGTGATCGTCTGTTCCGCCCCGGTCGGCAGCGGCTGCCCGATCGTGACGGCGTCGTAAATGCGCGGCGCCCCGATATCGGACGTTGGCGTGGACTGCGCCGCGATCACGGCCGGCGGGCTGAGCAGCACGAAGGTCTCGCCGACCGCATGCGTCGCCATTCCGGCCTCGGTCGCGAATCGTCCGCGCAGAAAGCCGGAGAGCTGGTAGGTGTTGGTGCTGACCAGCGTCGCGTTCTTGAACTGGAGAATCTCCGCGCCTATCAGCGCTGCGTTGCTGCCGTTGAGCACGCCGAGCGCCGTCGTGCCGGACAGCGTCTGCCCGGACAGGACCGTAACGGTCACGATGCTGCACTCGTCGAAGACGTTGCCGCCGGTCCAATTGCCGAGCACGTTGGTCGCGCGCCCGACCGTCGCGGGCGTTCCCATCGTGATGCCGGCAATGAACGATGCGCCCCCGTCGCTCGACTTGAACAGCCCCCCGCCCGGCCAGCCCACGCCGGGCCCGTACATCGCCACATACAGGTTCGGGCTACCCGTGCCGTCCTGATCGCGCAGCGGCGGGATGTCCATGATGACGGCAATAGTCGAGATGACACCGCTCACGATCTGCCCGGCCGTGATCGCCCCGCCGTTGGCCGCCTGCGAATAGACCGGCGCGCATGCGACGCACTCCCAATCGATCTTGCCGCCGTTCTCGGTCTTGCGGTTGATACGCGCTAGGTACGCCTCGTTGGCGGTCTGGATCGTGATGATGTCGGTCGGCTCAAGCTGTCCGGCCGGGACGGTGCCGGTACTCAACTTGTACGAGGTAGAGAACTTGAACGAGATGCGCCCGGCGATCGTGTCCCACAGGATGATGGCGGCGGCGACGGCGGCTTGCGTGTCATCCATGACCGTGCCGGTATCGACGTTCACGACGTTATTGGACTCTATCCCGATCAGGCGGCGCGCGTACTGCACGCCTGGCTGGTAGTCGCCGCCGAGCGCGTAATAGGTGAGATCGATTTCGGAAGGCAGTTCGATCTCGCTGCCGCGCACGAACGCCAGCGGGCTCGCGTTGTTCTTCCCGGTGGTGTCGGCGCCCATATCATCGAGCGTGATCGTAGCCACAGGCGAGGCCGAGCGATGCACGAACTTGAGCGCGCCGTCCGACTCGACCGCATCGAACCACAGTGCCGGCGCAATGGCCTCGAAGGCCGCGCGCGCTGTCATCTGCCGATCGATGATGAAGCCCCACACGCCATCGGTGAGCGCAGTCGCGTTGATGCTGCCGCTCGCAATGCCGGCGCGTTCGGCGATGTCGGTAACGATCGAGGACAGCGGAACCGTCGTAGCGGCCCCGAGCTGGCTCGCGCTGATGCAGTGGGCGCGGTTGCCTTCCTCGTACACCATGACACCATTGTCGGCGAAGATCGATGCGTGGCTCGTCGGTGTTGGAATGGTGTAGTTGAGCTGACCGACCATCACGACCTGATTGGTCGCGCCATCAACCTTATAGTAGGACGCCTCCGGCACTCCGAAGAATCCATTCGAGGCCCAATAGGAGTTCAGGCTGGACTCCAGCATGGCCGTGCCGGGTGCCCAGTAATTGAAGGGGTCCAGCCAGGAGCCGTTGACGTTGCCGGTGTGAACGAAATCGCCCGGAGTGGTAAAGAGGTAGTAGGCGACCTCGGAACATGCGCCCAGGTCGGTGAACGCGACCACGTGCAGCCAGACGTTCCCGGTGCCGGTGGCATCGCTCGTGATGACGCCGACGTGCTGCCAGTCAGCGCACGGGAAGGCCGCGTTGAAAGTCCAGACTCCTGTGATGCCGGCCGGCTTGGTCAGGCACGCGAGCACATCCTGATCGACGTGTCCGGT